CTTAGATATGCACTAATTGTGGTGGAATAGTCATTCTCTTCAGAGATTATGACCTACCACGTTGGTTCTATATCTAACAGAGTTACGAACTCTGTTTCGACAACTTCCTTACCAGGAAGTACACTCGAAGGTGGTGTCACAAGGGTTGTGTCCCCTGTGATGGCAAGATCCAAGGTACCTATATTACTATAGGGGCCAGGCCTCTCTCTACTCCTTCCGAATTAACGGACGAAGTAACCGCCATAACTTGATGATTTGAGAACCCACCGGGGCTCTCTCCTCCGCAAGTCTGGCGACCCTAGGCGTATTAGGAAAAGTATCCAACTTACCTAATATGTCTTCGAGGTCGGCCATGAATGTGTTAAATTCATCAACTTGGACGTTTTCACGTTTTCGCCATTGCAGTAACAAGGTCTCCGTTTCGTTAAGGCAGTTCTCCAAATCTACCGAGATTGGCCGTAAAACAAGTTTTACGTACAAATCGAATAGAGCGCGAGTCGGGAATTGAGTAGTTGGAATCCAACCACCCTTTCCTGAATCGCGGCTGAACGAATCTCGACGAGATTTAATCAGTTGTATCAACCGCCCTGCCGCCCACTCACCCATTCTACTATAAACGGAGTTTATAGAATCCTGGGTGGGCTGCCCTCCTTCGATCAACCAGGTCTCTTGTCCTAACCAGCGAAGCCAGTTAGAACCAAGTACACCTGAAGGTCTAGTGAGGAAAACGATAAGACCTTGTAGTCTTCCACGTTTACCGAGTGCACTTTGAAGTGCACCAAGGGCTCTATATCCGAATCCAAGGGTCCGCGCAACGTCTTTTAGACGGTACGTTAGGATCCCTGGAAGGGCAGTTAATAGACCTTCCATCACTGGAAGATTTCTTAACCCCGCTGCAAATCCTTTTAAGGAAATGGGCGAGGCCTCTACCCCTCGGATGAAAGTCTTCTTGGCGAACTCAAAGCTGCCGTTGTCCGAAATAAGTGACTTCGTCACTTGTATCTTAACCCCAAGCTCTTCCACCATTATGGTGTAATAGGCTTGAGCAACGGCTGCATCTGCGATAGCCATATCGTCCCCGAGTACTGCATACTTCGAAAACCAAGCAACAGTTCCCATAACACGCCACGCTGCCATCTGTACGATGAAGTGATGAGTGAGTGCTAACATCGCCCACGAGGAGTAGGCCCCCATTGGTTGACCGGCTGCATAGCGTACTGCGGTTGTTTCCAACCCGTACTTCTCTGCTGTTCGTGGATGGAATTCATAATCCCGTCCAACGAGCAAGGTCGCCCATAGGGACGCAACTTTCTCGCCTAGAACCTCTTCCAATAAGGCTTGCTGGATAGCAAGTGGTAAACGGTCGGTCGCCGACGATAAATCATAAGATATTATATCTTTGAAACCCATAGAGTTTAGAAGCTCTATAGGCCGTCTTTGATCGAACGTTCCATCCTGGGGAATTCTCTCTAACAGAGAGAAGATCCATCTATGGAGAGGGTATAGGATAGATTGCGTTAGCACGTCCACGATCGCCACGACACGGATTTTCCCGGCAGGCTCCTCAAGGAATGCAAGTTTCCCTAAATTACTGAGGTTACCTGGATGTAACGTTCCCCAAGGGATAAGTTTTCCCCAAGGGTTCGTATACGCCATCTTAAAGAGTTCCTTAATTGGCTTATTGTCGAAGATC